ATATGGACTCTTTGGGTCTATTCCAACAGCGGCCTTCTCAAGGTTGGGGTACTGCTCAGCAGATTATGGACCCCTCTTATGCCGCTAATAAGTTTTATGACTCTTTGTCAGCTGTGCAGAATAGAGGACAGCTGACCCCTTGGCAGGCCGCTCAGGCAGTACAGCGTAGTGCTTTTGACGATGGTAGTAATTACCAACGACAATTTGGTAATGCTCAGCGTCTTATGGGCTCTCTCTTTGACCAGCAAGCTCAGAATCAGGGCGCTATGGTATCTCCTACTATAAAGCCTAATGGCTCTTTGCAGTGGATTGATAACCATGCTAATAAGTACCTTGATTATGATGGTCAATATGGCGCACAGTGCGTTGACCTCTATGCTTTCTACACTACTGGTTTTGTTGGTGGACAAGCACCACCTGTGGGTTATGCTCAGGAAATCTGGAATAACTATGACAGGAATGCTTATCTCCAAGTTAATCGTTCCCAGCTTCCACAGATGGGGGACGTTGCAGTTTGGGGTGCTTATGGCTCTACGCCTATGTCCCATGTGGCTATTATCCTTCAGGATAACGGCGACGGAACTGTGAGAACACTAAGCAATAACGCTACTTCCGCAGGTCCTAATGGGAATAGTGCAGTCGTTAATATCTCCAAGGGTAGCCTTCTCGGCTATCTGCGGCCACGTAAACTAATGGGAGTTTAAATGGACCCTAGAACCAAAGCCTATATAAAGGCGGTGGGGGCAGGACTTACTGCCTTTATTGGAACTACCTCTTTGGTGCTTTCTTCACAGCCTGAAGCCCATCAGGGTATTCAGTATTTGAGTCAGCTTCAGTGGGGTATTATTGCTTTGCATGTTTTGGGCGCTTACGGATTGTTCTGGAATAACCCGGATAAGGCTGGAACAAATGCTTTGCAGAATTTGTTGGATACCCTGACGGCTAGTAACTCACCGTCACAATCTGAGGCCGTCAGCGCGGCTCCTGTGGCCGCTGAGCCGGTCATGGGGGCGACTGTCGTAGCCGCAGATCAGGGCAAACATTCGGCCTAATCCCTGTAAATAGCCGATAAACCCTGAAGGCCGGTAGCTATGGGGGTAGCTACCGGCCTTACTCTTTGAGTCTATCATGCTAGTCTGTCAAGAAGCAAGACAGCTTACTACTTGCATTCTTGACGGAAACAAGTAGTCGCTGTAAGCTCTATACCATGACGACTGCTGGGGACGCCAAAATGGGGCGCGTGCGTAATATTTGGTCGTGGGAAGGCTCTTGCAGAGACTTTCCGCGTGTGTTTACAGGGGATGAATCAAGAGGCCGGGTTGCTATTGCTCGCGGTATCTGTAGTTCTTGCCCTGTATTAGATGAATGTCTTAATTGGGCTGTAGCTCACGAAGCAATAGGCATCTTTGCCGGTACTACCACAAGTCAGCGAAAGGGTCTTCCACAAGGCTTGAAAGCCCTAATGACTTCTCTTGTTCCTGTGATTGAACCGACTTTTCAGTCTTATCTGAAAGAGGCTTATCAGGTTGATTCTCCTGAGCTTGAGGGACAGAAGGTAGTTCTTTATAAGAAGCCGAAGAAGATTCAACCAAATCCGGGAGCTTATAATTTGGTTCAGAAGCCTGCTTCTGTGGGACAAAAGGCAGTTTCACAGAATAAGGTTTCAACTCGACCCCAATCTCTATGGGACGACCTAGATCAAGTTCTGCTTGAAGGATAATTGCTTTCATAGCCCGCAAAGCACTTTCAGGAATAATACCCGGCGGTAAGAAGCTCTCAAAACGTTCGCGAGAAGCTCGGTTATCCGGCCGCCAAGCAATACCGAAATGCTCTTTAAGGTCTTTAACCCTACACTCATTGGAACAATACCCTGTGGGATAGTAGTCGGTCAGAAAGACCTGACCGCATTCATTCCATTTACAAACCTTAGTTACCCTCGGAGATAGTGGATACTCCAAGTGATAGAGTATGGCTTCACCCTTGAATTTAATTTGTTCAGGGGTGTCGTCATACTCTATTTCTTCTTCTAGGTCAACGTTGACGCTAGCAAGAATAGCGGCCAGGGCCGGGTCTAGTGCTTGTTTTCTAGCAACCATTTATATTTCCCCCTTGGCTTCCATATCTAGCTCTAGTTTGGACTTAGCTAGATTCTTTTGAATGAGATAATATCTTCCGTGGTTATAGGCATCGTATTGGTGCTCAATAGCCTTCGGGAACTTCTTTGGATTAACTCCCGTAGCTTTAGCCATTGTAGGCTTTTGCCGGGGATACTGTTCAACCACAGGCACGTTAATAAGATAGGCGTAAAATCTTACAGCGCCAATGTTTTGAACAGGGACTAGCTTAATGCCAATGTTTTGGGCGACTGTACCGGCACGTACTTCATATTCTTCGACGACAATAACATCAACAGGTTTTTCTTTTATATAGAGACCGCGAAGAAACTCGTGAAGATTCTTAGTGACTCCTAATTCCTTGACCCCGGCAGGGTCCTGATAACACCAGCCTGTACCGGCACTAGCGCCTAATTCCCTGCCGGGGTCGAAAGATAGAACTCTCATTAGTATTGATCCCCACACATACAACGGTGTGCTTCTATGTGACCTTCAGGACGATCACATTCATGGCTATACTCAGTGTCGTCATTATCGCTCCAAATAAATTCACAAAATTCTTCATTCATGGGTTACTCCACATATGCCAAGCAAATGCCGCCACTGTGCCCGCAGTAGCAAAGCACAGGATAGGTCCCCACAGAGGATGCTTAAGACCTTCCTTAAACTCTGTGGTGAGATATTCATGGCCATTAGCGCGAAGCCACAAATCCATACCAATCCAAGCAGCATTAACAATAATAATTAGTGCGCCCCAAAGATATACGCCAATAGGGGATTCATCAGTAGTGTTCACTTGCATCCTTTAGATTCATACTGCTTATCAATCTGAAGGAAGCGCTGTAGTCCTGTCTGTTTTACCTGTACGGAGTTAGGCGCTTCCTGAATACAGGATACCTTAGCCGGTGCAGAGTGGTCGATACAGAGCAAAAGACCGACAGTACAAAAAGCAACAACGATAAGAGTTAGAGCTTTCATTACTATACTCCTAGACATTCATTACAATACCAACGGATTGTGTAAATTAGTGGGCGACTTCCCCACCACAGAAAGAATCTATTACCGAAGTGCCAGTACTTCTTAGCAAAACTCTTAGTAGTTTTTCGCTTACAGATTATGCATTTTGGCACGCCAGTTCCTTAAGTGGGGTAAGATCAATCGGCTGAGGATTACGACCAAGAATTTCATCTGCTACGTCAAGAACAATAGTAAGAACTTCGATCATATCATCGTCGTACTCTTCATTGGTCTTACGTTCAGATTCAGGAGCATTCTTGAAATGATTCAAGATTATTTTAACAACATCGCCGGGAGTTCCTTTGTACCACACGTACCACATGGTAGAATTCTTAATAGAATATTCACTGTCGAATCGAGCAATAACAGCTTCATGTGCAGCTACATCAAACTTAGTGATGCACTTAGACAGACCGGACGTTCCGATAAGTCGATGAATCATGTTAGCGATCTTGCCTCGGTTATCATCCGAGACATTATCATTTACTAGCTGAGCAAGAAATGAGATAGAGTTATATGAACAAGCAGGGGTATCGCTCCATTCTTCTCCGGCAAGGAAACTAACCATCTCCATAACGCAGGCACCCTCCTTAGGATCATAGTGTGCTCCGCGGGACAATACAGGAATGAAATCCGGGACAGTGGTGTTCATGTTGTTGCTCATTTTTTCTTACCTTTCGATTTTAGTTCATTGATGATGTGTTCGGTAAACCTACTAAAGACCAGTTGCAATGCTGCTCTAAGTTCTGATTCTGTCATTCCATAGTATGAATTAACAGGTATCATGTAGTTAATGTACGGTTCTTTAAGCTTTATTCCCCCTACTACATTAAGAGTAAATCTTAGTGCATCCTGCATAGAGACGGTAGGATATAGATCATCTTCCCAGTTGCCTTTACTAGGAGGAATAAGAACAGGGTCTGGCTTATTCCAATCCTTAGGTGTGCCGTAATAATGTCCCGGATCATTATCCATAGCGTTCTTGTACTTAGCCTGCAACAGTTGAGCCTGCCATAGTTGAGACGCATATGTTTCTTTTATTAATTTATCAAGCTCAGTTACGGATTGCGACTTCTTAGGCGGCTTCTTACCGTCGTCGTTAGTATGGGGCCACGGCATCGACAATCTCCTTTACTACTTCAGGAACAGCATCATCTTTAAGGCTCTTGGCATAAGCCTTAGAAACAACATCATACTCACACATTGCTTACTCCTTATTTAGCCCACGAGTGGGCGTCCACAGCTAGACGGACTCCAAAATCAGGTTTAGTCATAGCTTCTGCAAGAAGCGGAAGATAGTAATCTTCCCGACCTTCTCTAATCTCAAAGACCAAAGAGTCATGAACCTGTAGAAGCATTCTGCATTCTTGATCGTCGTCGATGTTCTTGTCAATATCAACCATGACCATCTTTACTAAATCGGCCGCCCCACCCTGAACATAAGAGTTGAATGCCTTATAGTACTCGCTCTGTGGGTACATAAAGTGCCTACGTCGGCCACTCCATATATCTACAAAGCCTGCGCGCTTAGCCTGCTGTCCAAACTTCTGACCAGCTATCTTCAATCCCGGATATGTCTCGTAGAAGTTATCAATGATATCAATAGCTTCATACTCATTAACACCGAACACATCTTGAATACGCTGCTTACCGGCACCGTACTGAATAGAGTACGTCAGTGTCTTAGTGGCCTGACGTTCCATTCCAAGCTGTGCTGCCATTTCATCAAAGATATCCCGGTCAGGATCATTGAATATCTCTAGCAGTCTTTGCTCTTTACTGGCACTAGCTGCAAGTCGGAACTCAAGCTGAGAGTAGTCGAGTTCCCACAGCTTATAGCCTGACTCGCCAATAAGCGCCGTTTTAATTCGGCCATTCCATTCTTTATCTGTTTCTTTAGGGATTTGTTGAAGGTTAGGGTTAGCGCATGAGAAGCGACCAGTGACTGTTCCTGTGGCTCGATACTCTGCTCTAAGCCTACCATCATTAGAAATGTGTCGTTGGTAAGACTCATAGTAACCTGATACGGCCTTTTGCCAACCACGATATCGGAGGATATCTCTAGCGACTTCATTGCCTTCAGTACCTTCTTTTCTTTCCAAGAGTACTTCATACCGCTTCATTGCCTCCTTATCGAATGTTGGCCTTTTATTCTTACCGTAGATTACAGGAAGTCCAAGCTCTTCCCAAAAGAGTTTCTTCAGCATAACAGGACTACCGGGATTACCACCGAGCTTATCGGTAATCTCTTCCATGATAGCTTTACCTTTAAGCTCCTGCTCTTTACAAAGATCAAGATTAATCTTTACTCCACGTCGTCGCATCTTTGCGAGAAGTGTAGTAGTAGGAGCTTCAATTTCTTGCCAATACTTAATCAACTCAGGTCGCATTTCAGGACTTTTTTGCATAGCAACCAGTGACCTGAAAGTAATACTTGCATCTGCCTTAGCATAGTCATACATTAAATGACTAGGCATCTTGGCCCACCCATAAGCAAGCAGGCCAGCATTAAACAGTGGTGACTTCTCTTTACCTTCGTAGCCAAGCCACCGCTTTGTTGTAGCATCCAGCTTATAGGTTCCGTAGTTTTCATTAATCAGATGATCGAGCTTCATCGTATCAAAGAACTTCTCAGGAAGCGGAAGTCCAAGATGATAAAGAACACTAAGGTCGAAAGGCGCATTGTGCATAATCATAGGCTTCTTGACTATTTCACGCAGTAGGGCGAATGCCAAATCTTCAGGAAGGTTTTCTCCTGAATCATGGTATACCGGGAAATACTCTTCAAGAATGCCAAGGTCTGTGGCAAAAGCAATACTAAATCCCGTCATAGTATCAGTACCGTCATATACTTCAAGACCGGTTGTTTCTGTATCAAAGCTAAGAATCTTAGCTCGTTGGATTAATCTAATCCAATCCTCAAAAGCCAAGTCCGAGAAGGGGATT